CACTTCCCCACTCTTGGTTTACAGTTACACTTTCAGTTCCTGTTGCTCCTGTGCCTGCAACTCCTGTCTCTATAACTTGTGAAGATGATACTTCATTTCCAACATCACCTGTTCCTGAGACACCAGATGTTCCAGTTACATTAATTTGTACATTGCCATTACCAGAAACACCAAATCCTTCCACTGCTCCTGTTCCTGCAACTCCTGTTTCATTTACATTAAGTTCGATTGATTCTGTTCCTATTGCACCTGTTCCTGCAACTCCTGTCTCGGTTATAGATGCTTGTGGAACTTCTGTTCCTATTGCACCTGTTCCAGCAACTCCTGTCTCGGTTATAGTGCAATCAACAATTATACTTTCTGTTCCTATTGCTCCTGTTCCTGCAACTCCTGTCTCGGTTATAGATGCAAATGGTATCTCTGTTCCGACAGCACCTGTTCCAGCAACTCCTGTCTCGGTTATAGATGCTTGTGGAACTTCTGTGCCTATTGCACCTGTTCCAGCTACTCCTGTAACACCAACATCAGTTCCAGAAAATGTATTATAATTACCAATAGCACCTGTGCCTGCAACTCCTGTTTCAGTTATAGTAGCATCTGCTTCAATGCTTTCTGTTCCTATTGCACCTGTTCCAGCTACTCCTGTTTCAGTTATAGATGCCTCTGGGATTTCTGTTCCTATTGCACCTGTTCCTGCAACTCCTGTTTCATCAATAGATGCAAATGGTATCTCTGTTCCGATCGCTCCTGTTCCAGCTACTCCTGTTTCATCAAAAACAGCATCTGATTCAACACTTTCTGCACCTGTGCCTCCTGTTCCAGCTACTCCTGTTGCCACGACTTGTGAAGATGGTATCTCTGCGCCAGCAACACCTGTTCCAGCTACTCCTGAAGTTCCAGTTACATTGATTTGGACGTTACCATTGCCTGATACACCGAATGGCTCAACTGCACCTGTTCCAGCCACACCAACTTCTGTAATACTTGCTTCTAATGTTACAGATGGTGTAAATGATACATTTATAGCACCACCCATTCCAGAATGTACTTGACAATAATAATATAAATTATCTGGTGCATCGCCACTGACAACAATAGTTGTTTTATATGCACCATCATCTTTTGTAACACCTGTGGTGTATTCTGAACCACTATTATGAGTGCCATCAGGTGTTGTTGAAAACCTTAATGGATGACTTGTTGCACCAGACCAATCAAAGACATATGTATTTCCTCTTGTTAATGATAATGTTGGTTGCTGTGTTCCATCAATAACATATTTATTACCACTTCCTGTTGATACAAATGTAACTGTATATGTTGTTGGTGATGCTGTTGTTGTTCCTACTGCTCCTGTTCCAGCTACTCCTGTTCCTGTTATATCAGCACCAAACTCAATACTTTCATTTCCTACTGCTCCTGTGCCTGCAACACCTTCTTCGTCAATTTGTGCCTGAAGTTCAGAAGTGCCAAGATTACCTATGCCATTTACACCAGATGGACTTGGTGTTGAACTTTGCACAGTTTCTAATGTAAACCCACCTATTCTTGCATGTCCAGGAATACCAACAGAATTTTGACTTTTTTCTATTTTAGATGCAAAAATATTTTGTGTAAATCCAAATAAAATAGTTACATTTTCTGGATCATTATCTGGTCTTGGATTAAATAATGCAGTTGCGTCTATTACATTTTTTGCAGGTGTAAGCTGAGGATGTTTGGGATCAAACTCTTCTGACTCAACTCTTAAATTATCATAAGTTGTTTTTAATTTTGGATAAGGAACTTCAAAGCCAGAAATATCACTTATGGCTTTTGATTTTGTTCCTCTTGCATACTTAGCCATTATCTCAAATTAAGTCCTGTTGGTTGTAATTTTAAACTAACACCATCATTATCATTTGTTGATGCATACTCAAATGCTTCTTTATATAAATTATTTAATAATGGAAATTTATCAGGTGCAAATTTTACAGACAGTTTAGATGCTAATCCTGCACAAATACATTCTGTCCACGTATAAGGAATGTCTGTATCTTCGTTAGATGCAGTGATATCTTCTAGTTGGTTCATTGACCAGTAATTCAATCTATAAGTGTCTCTATCTGGTGTTTGCCACAAGAAAAGTTTATAAATATTATTAGATCCAGACTGTCTACCTTTATCTAGCATATATTGATTTGGTTTGCCTGTATCTGATTTATTTGGTATTTGATTATATTCAGAGATTGTAACTCTGTTTATAATAGTATCTGTTCTTGTTGCGTCTGCACTGTCAAAGATGACAACATCTAATAAGTCTAAAAGACCTGCAGGCAAATCATAAGAAGATGTGCCTGTTGCCAAAGTTAAAGTTCTTTGTGTTACTGTCCAATAATTAATTCCACGATTAGCCCATTCAGAAAATAATAAATTTAAACTTCTCCTTGCAGAGACTGCTTGATATCCAGTTCTAGTTTGGATATCAAGACCACATCTCTCGTATGCTTCATTTATTATTTCCTCAACATTAGGTCTAAAAGTAACTGTTCCTGATGTTGCCATAGTTCACCTTATCCATATTTCTTTTTCATTGTTAAAACAATTTGATAAGAATCACCAGCACCAGCACCTGTTGTAGTAAATTTTATATCACCTGTTGGACTTGTGCCTGTTTGCTTTGTATTAGGCAAACCACCAACTTCTTTATAATCTACTTCACCAGATTGACCTTCATCAAGATTAAGCATAATTATATTTGTACTAGCACCTGCCATAACTTGCACAGTCATACCTTTAACAACCCATGTACATTTTAAAATTTTAACACCTGTACATGCATCACCATTAGCATTTGTTTGTAACGTAGAAACATCGACTTTAGTTACTGCAGATTCATTACCAGTATCAACATATTGATATTGAAATGCCATTACAATTTCTCTAGTGTTTTCAGAAAGAATAGTGCTTGATGTAATATCAGCCATTTAATCCTCCCTATTATGCGTCTGCGAATGGTGTTGCTACTGAACCAGAACCTATTAAAAGACCTTGTACCATATACTCTGCAGTTGCTAGTGCTGTTATCTCTATAAAAGATCCAACCTTACCACCTTTGGTGCCATCATTCATATCAATAACATCGTTTGTTGCTCCTGGAACAAATGCTTTTTTCGAACCATCATCAACACCCACCATTATCGAACCAACATATTTATCAGTGCCATCTGTTTTAATTTTTCCTGTTATAGCAGTACCAATAAAAAAAGTATATTTAGCACCTAATTCACCTGATTTAATTGATGGTAATGTAATCACACCATCTGCATCATTGACTTCAATGATACGACCTGCATGGTCATTAAATGTTAATGTTGTGTCTGCTGTAATATTTACAATATTATTTGATCCAGCTGATATAAATCCATTATTTGATACAACTGGACCAGAAAAAGTTGATTTAGCCATTTTTATTCTCCTTGTCTTGGCAAATGTCAGCTTTCGCTGTCAAGGTTAAAGTTTGGAGGGAGACCCGATTTCTCCCTCCACTGGAGGAACTGTTATGCAGCACCTTCTGTTCCAAAGATTCCTCTCCAGTCAGTAAAACCGAAAGAATATCTTTCTCGAACTTTGTAACGAACATTACCAGTCTCAAAGTCTCCCTCTACACCTTTTTTAAGTGGGGATCTTTGAAACATTTTCATGCCATCAGGCACATCAGTCTTGATGAAAAACTGATCGCTGTCAGTCAATCTTCTCATAATGTGATAACCTTGTGGCAAATAACCACCAGATTTGATAGCATTAAGATCGTTATCTGCTGTGCCAGTTCTTAACTGAGATTCTAATAATCTTTCTGCTGTGAAAGTATATGCTGTTGGAATAATAAGCATTGTGCCTTGGGCAGCAATCCTTAATCCTCTTTCATCTTTCATATCAGAAATTTGGATTAAAAGAGACTCTAATGAGGTCTCAGATAAGTCTGCAGCAGTTGCCAAAGTGTTACTTTGATTTCCACTTTGAGTTGGATGTGATGTGCTTAATAATGCTACACCATCTCCACCTGCATAAATGCCTGCAGTTGTCGCATTGTTTAGAATCGTTGCTGCTTTAATTTCTTTAGTTGCAGACATGGATCTTGCTAATGCCTTTGTGTATCTTGAGGCAATAGACCCATACAATCCATCTTCTTCTGCTTCTTCAGTTATTGAAAAAGCCAATGCGATAGTTTCGTGTTGATATCTCGCAGTCCACTGTTGACTTGCAGTATCATAAGATATTGCAGCACCTTCGTCTTTTGTTGGTGCATTGCCAAAACCTGTTAACAGGACATCTTCCTCAAATGCTTTTTGAGAAGTGTTCTGATCAAATACAGGTGTATATTCTGGTGGATACGAGTCATACTCGAGACCGAAGAGAGTATTCAATCCTGGCTCGAGCATTTTTGCAAATTGTGCTCTATTCATAGACATAAATTACTCTCCCTATATTCCTGCAGTAGCTTTTAACAAGTGCTCATTAATGAGTACTTCAAGCTGTGCATATTGAGCAAAACTATTGGATGGGTCTTCCCATAGACCAAGAATTTTGCAAGTTGCTGTTCCATTAGACATAGTTCCACTTAATGTGAAACCAGACTGACCTGTTGTTGTTGAGCCTGTGCCTGCGACTACGTCAGCACATTCCCCAACACTTGTCTGAGCAGGTGTACCTGCTGACTGAATTCTAAACACAGTGTATGGATCATCATAGACATAAGCAACAATGTCGGTTGCTACTGTTCCTGATGGCCAATATTGTGAATAGACGTAACTTCCGTCAGACGCAGTGTAAGACACTCCTGCAAAAACACCTATATTATTTGTCTCGGTCGCAGTATGAGGTGTTATAACACCATCTGCTGTAAGAATAACTAGATCGCCAGTAAAAATATTTTCTGCTAATCCAGATGTAATAGTATATTTGTTTGCACGAGGACTGTTTCCACTCATATGACGGACTGGTATTAAACCATAAGCTGCATTTGGATTTGCCATAATGCTATCTCCTTATATTAAAGTGTTAATCATCCATAGCAGAAACTTCTTTTCTGCCACCCATAACAGAACTCTTCCTCTCTTGATAGATTGGTTGTCCTGCCTTGCGTCCTAAAGCATCCAAATCGCCTGCCAAAGATTCGTTTTGCTGAGTGCTTTTGTCACTGTAATATGCCTTCATAGATTTGTGCTTCTCTTTAGGCATTTCACACAACAGCATTCCCTCTATGCCAATACAACCTGCCCACTGACCATGATTAATCGTTGGAAACAACTGACCTTTCACAGTTTCTGCTTTGCGTGGTTCCCATCCTTCACGCATACGTTTGTATACGTTGTCGGGAGTGTCCTTACCCTGAATCGAGGTTGCGACCCATCGTTGAATCATCCCAGGACGTGCGTCAGGAGCATCCAACAATGCTGGTGGTTGCCAATTTGTTTGAGGTCTACTTTCCTCATCTCTAATTGACATCCTTAAATCATTTGAACGAACATTTCTTTTTTCAGTCATTACTAACTCCTTGTTTTAGTTTTTTGAATTTCATTTGCATATTTTTTTAATGCCTTTTCATCCGTTATACCAAGTTCCCTAGCAATAGCAAGTTCGTCTCTTGTTACTTTGACTCTGTTGCCTTTATAAGCTGAGCCACCTGCAGTTGGTGCGACTGGATCTCTGCTTTTTACTCTTGGCTTATTCTGGCCAACTTCGTCATCCTTTCCTGATATTAACTCGGGAAACAACTTTCGTAAACGATTATTTAAAGTTTTATAATAATCAGGTGAATTTTTGTCATATCCCTCGACATCAAGTTGAACATCAATGGATCTGGCAAGTGCTGACTCTCTCTCAAAACCTTTGGCATTGAACCAAGTATTTTCTTCCCACCATTTCATTGCTAGTGGTGGTGCAGGATTTGATACTTC